CTCTATATGATGGATTAAATAATCCAAAGAAAAGAATTGACAATAGTAGAATGTATTTCATATAATTCACCTTAAACTTGTTTTCGGATTTTTATAGTCTCAGGATTAATCCTCTTACCATGGTTGACTAGTACCATGAGCCGAATTTTGGCTCCCTCACTTGGACTCGAACCAAGAATAGTATTTCTACAGTACGGTTAACAGCCGTATGCCATACCTTTAGGCGATGAGGGAATAAATGGTCGGAATGGTAAGATTCGAACTTACGACTTCCTGCTCCCAAGGCAGGCGCTCTAAACCAGGCTGAGCCACATTCCGGAAATCAATATCAATTACTATACTATTTATTATACTTTATTTTGAACACATAGTCAAACTAAATCTTTTCACCAGGTTCGAAACCACGCCAGCGAAGGAATCGTGGGAATCGCAAGGAATATGTTCCATCCTGATTCTGTGTAATACCATCCGCCCGAACTTCTGCAATCTGACCAATAACAGAATCTTTAGCGGACCAAATCTCTGCTCGTTCTTCTTCAGTGAAGCCTGTTCCAACATTAACAGAAATCGTCTTTCCAGAATCAACACCTTCACAAACAATAGCACCAAGAGATCCGGCATTCTTACCAGTCCCAACTTCAACAGCAACCACTTCAAGAGAAAGATCGATGAATGGCTTCAACTTCAACCAAGAAGAAGACCGCTTACATTCATATGGAGCCAAAGGATCTTTAATCATGATTCCTTCATATCCACCTTCGATCGCTGCCTCATTCATCTCACGGAAAATCTCACGACCTACAACAGTATCTAGATCGACAATCCGATTCGAAAGAATCTTTACATTCGGAACAACCAACTCGAATTCATCATACCAAATTTCTAATGCCTTAGAACGAATCTCTTGAGTGATTGCAGAATACCCTGCCAAGAAATCTTCCATAGGAATCATATCAAATAGATGAAGAACTGCATCATCTGTCTGAACATTATCCTTTCGATTTAATTGCTTCATTAAATCCTGGAAATTGGCCGACATTACTTCACCATCAAATACCCATGGATCGGAAAGATGATTAGCAATGTTAACAAATTGCTCACGAATCTTTGGGAAGTTATCTAACTCTTTTCCATTCCTGGAATATTGAATCACACGACCATCAGGAAACACGAATGTCAAAACTCGAACACCATCTAATTTGACTTCTAAGATTTTCTCGCCAGTCATCTTAGTCTGTTGATCTGTAGAATCTTGAGCAAGCTGACAAGAGAAAGTCGGAATAATATACTTAGTATGATACTTGTCTGATGCAGACAAATTCTTTACAACTTTATTGATAGTCTTCTCAGAAACACCACAACGAAGATCTTTGATGAGGATCAGACGATACCAATTATTCCATTCATCTTGAGTGGCTTGGTTCATGAGACGAGTAATCTCTTCTTTGGCTGAATTACCAGTAAGCTTGCGGTTAACAAGTTTAGTCAGAAGTTCTGTAAATTCGCCCCAATTGAGACCTGTACCAGAATCAGTCTTTTCTGGAATTTGCTTCACACCAAAAGTCATGAAACTGTCTAGTGCATACTTCATTCCGTAGAATAGAATGTCGTTACCATCACGACACTCACGTTCAAGAATAGCTTCTTTTCCTAGACGTGAACGATCGGCCTGAAGTGCACGAATAATATTCTTAGGCGGTGTCATTAGATAATCTCCATAATTTCACTAAAACGAGCGACGTAATATGCACCAAAACAATCCTCTAAATCAAAGATTGGAGTACCAGAAGTATCGACCCGAATATTTTTAACATTCACAGCACATTCAGCAACGATTGAATATACTTCTTGGTCAATCTTAATCTCTTTTGTTGGTTTTCTGTACCACGGTTCTTCAAACATATTTAAATTATACCGTATTCTGAACTAGATGTCAAGTGATTCTAAAAAAATTATTTGTATCGAGCGTACTTTTTAGAACCATCTGCAAATACAACCAACTTTTGTGTTGGCTCATCTACAAGAACCAATTCTTCGCCATATACACAAGGTGTGGAACTACCCTCTTCGCAAGAGAATTGACGAGACCAACGATCGCCACAGCATTTGCAATCGATACCGTCCATACATCCGTCGAAGTACAATCCGTTGGCTTCTGCACGATGATTGGCGTCTTTAGCATTCTCAGATTCGATCACAACATCTAGAGCAGGACCGTCGTATTGTCCGAAAGAATTATTTTGATTAAAGTGGAAGAATTTCATACTAGAACCAGTATACCTCGACGAAGAGGCGAATGTCAAAAAGAATATTCCCTTTAGAATCAATGACTTAACTGCAAGTGACTGAAACTAAAGGGAATATAATTTTTTATTGGGTTTTTATTCTTCAGCTAGCTTTCGGAAGAAGTCCAAGTCCAAAGAATCATCCTCATCTTCACCTTCGTCAGCTTTCCAAGGCATATCCTCTTCAACCTTCTTAGTTTCCATCTTAGGAGATGGCTTAGTTGGCATCGGTTCCTCGATCTTCTTTGGTGCAGCAGGCTTAGAACCAAGAACCTTATCAAGACGTGCCTTTAATTCATCATAAGATTTGAAATTCTTAGGATCAGTAAATTCACCTAAAGTGTATAGTGAATTCCATACTGTCTCTAACTTCTCATCGTCTCCATCAAATAGAGGCGATTGTGCTTCAAAGGAAGAATTATCGTAATTAGGATATCCTTCTACTTTCTTAATCTTTAGACGGAAGTTAGCGCCTTGCCAAAAATCAAAAGGATCAACAGCCTTGTCACCTTCGAAAACAGGCTTCATGGCTTCTTGAATCTTTTCGAAGATCTTCTTGCCAAACTTAAACAGCATAATCTTGCCTTCGTTCTGTGGATTCTTTGGATCCGAAATAACGTAGATATTGGCAATATACTGTTGCTTACGCTTACGCTTACGAACAACTTCTTTATTAGCTTCGATACCTGTGGCCCAGAGTTCCTGATTAACCTCTCCACATGGATCTGCCTTACCAATAGTTGTTAGTGAATTCTCAATATACCATCCACCAGGACCCTGGAATGAGTGCGAATAAACTGTAACCCAAGGTAACTTGTCATTCTTTCCAGCTGGAAGAAAACGAATTAGAGCCGTACCATTTCCAGTCTTTTCGTCCATAGGAACTGACCAAAAACGATCGTCTTGGTACTTGTTTCCACCCGAAGACACTTTCTCTAATTCTGCTACTAGATTGTCTAGATTAGACTTTGACTTCTTTTTTAGATCTGCGAAATTCATATTGTTTCCTTTTTTGCTAATTTGCTATTCTTGCTTATTATTTGCTAATTCTTGATAGAGTTTTTTAAGCTCTTCACAATAATTCTCATTCTCAATTTCTAATGTATTTATACGTTCCGTCGTTTCTTCTTTTAATCTATTATAGGAATAGTACATATTGTACATAATATCTTCTAGAAAATCGATAGAACTTTGAACTTCACCAATTAAGTTCTCTAGAGTCTCTTCATCAAAGTCTTCTATATCAAAGACACTATCAAAATCTTCGTCGGATACAAATCCTTTCTCATCGCCATCTTCTGGTTCAAGAACAATCAACTCATCATCCATAAGCACCTCCATTACTATAATAACTTATGTGCTATAATTTATCAACTGAAAACTTCTAGGAATATCTTTTTCAAGAGACCTTTTTCCGGAATAAATTGTTGAATGAATGGAAAGTAATAAATCATAAGAGTATTAGTTTCATCCCAAACAGGATCACGTGGTTTAGTCTCAACATTCATCTTATCTGAGATCTTGATTAGAATATCGATACAAATAAATGTTTCTAGACGAATCTCTTTTTTAAGAAACAACTTGAAAATAAGAGGATGTGTGACTCCTTTCGTTTTAAAAAGATCTTTGTATTCTATTTCGTTCAGAAGACAATATTCCTTGATCTTTCCTAGTTCAGATTTAAATGAATATTGGAAACTTTCTATATATCCTCTCCAAACTAGATGTCTTGCTTTATTGTCTGCAGTAAGAATATCTTTAATCCAAAAATTCTGGTTATCTAGAT